ACGGTGTGGAGAGTGCGGAATACGCTATATTTGATGACTGGAAGGGGGGGTTGGCAAAGTTGCCGGGGTATAAGGATTGGTTTGGTGCGCAGTGGCATGTGAGCATGCGGAAGTTGCACCATGACGCGGAGATTGTGGAGTGGGGTCGGCCGGTTATTTGGTTGTGTAACCGAGACCCGAGGTTGTTGGCGAGGGGGGATGAGGACATCGACTGGGAGTGGATGGACCGAGCTTGTGACTTCGTTGAGGTCACCGGTCTCCTCACTACTTTTCGTGCCAATACAGAGTAGAATTGTATCTCAGCCCCACTTGAGCTTCCGGTGACCCGTTGCTCTTGAAGAAGTCAACAACGTAGTAGTCTCCCATGCCCTTCAGGCCTGTAGTTGAGTAGGGGCGGACAGCTGCCTCACTGCCTGATTGATCGTCGTTGTAAACAAGGTTCTTGTTCATTGGGTGCCATCGCTTCATCGTGCGGATAAATCCGCTCTCGTTGCCTGCTTGGAGGTGCTTGGTCTTGTCGTACTCAACGGACACGCGGTTGGTGTCCACTTGGGCAAGCATGAAGTCTGCCCAGTCTTTGCCTTCGTCACCGGCAAAGAGGATCGACGTGATACGGGTGGGTAGACCAGTCTCGGCAAACCAGTTAGTCACTGGTCTCATGATACCTCTCTGAGCGGGGCTAGTGTCGAGGTAGTCGGTCCGAGAAAGAGCGGTAGCGAAAGCCGTGATGTCATCTCCCTTCATTCTGAAGCAGATTCTGCGCCATTTCCAGGGATCTCCGTTGGTGGTGCGGATCGAGACCGTTTCCTTGAGACCCCGCATGTAGCAGGTGGTGGAGGTGCGGATAGCCTCTTCGATCGGCTGACCACCGAGGTTGTCGGAACCGTACGCGGGGCGAGCGGTGCAGACCCATGGGATCATGTAGTTGACGTTGCCGGTCAGCAGGGCTTCCCTTGGTCCGAGGGTGCCAGTGACGCCATTAGCATCCATGTTTGTCACAGTCTGCATGTTGTCTCGCTTCTTTTTGCTCGTTACGTTCAAGATTCGCTTGTTGTTCATCTTTCGGGGATAGCGGCGTTTCCTGGTGGGGTAGCTTCGGCGGCGTGTGCCACCAAACCTTCTTCCGGTCGAGCGGGTGGCCTTGCGGGTAAAGGAACGTCGGCCACGTCTTATCGTTCGGTAAGCCATTTTCGTTGGGGGAGGGCATGGTGCGGGGTTGAAATTTCGTTGAGGGCGAGCCTCTACTTATACCCTTGGGGTGTCCCTTGTCCCTTCGTCCCGTGGATAATATTACTTTCCACGGGACTTTCCTCTTTGGGACATGCCAAGTGCTTTTCACCTCAAGAACCGCCGCTATGTCCTCTTCACCTACTCCCAGGCAGGACCAGACTTCGACTATTGGGCGGTTGTGGATTTGCTTGGAGACTTGGGAGCTGAGTGCATCATTGGAAGAGAGGAGCATGCTGATGGCGGAATTCATTTCCATGTATTCACTGATTTCGGACGGCTCTTTTCGACGCGAAAGGTTCGTGTATTCGATGTGGGAGGCAAGCACCCAAACATCAAGCCTATTGGCCGCACTCCAGCGACGGCTTACGACTACGCGATCAAGGATGGCGACGTTGTCGCAGGCGGGCTTGGACGACCGGGCGGAGACTGCGATTGGGACCCTGATAATTTCTGGAGTTCGGCGGCACATTGCGGATCTTCTGACGAGTTTCTGCACTTTTGCGACCAGCTGGCTACGCGAGATCTTATCAAGTCCTTTCCAAACTTCCGGGCATACGCTAACTGGAAATGGAACTCCGGAGTTCCCGAATACGATCAGCCCGCTGGAGCTATCTTTGACACGTCAGCGGCTCCGGGAATCGACGAGTGGCTGTCACAGTCTGCTCTTGGAACTGGCAAGTCACGAGCGAGGTAAGTTCAATTGGGAGTGAAGCTTTGCTCCTAACGTCACGCTTAAGCGGTGGGGGCGCTTCGGCGGCAAGCCGCCTGCCCCACCTCGCGCTCCTTTACCGTTACACATAGGCGTGGGGGTAACACTCATGCTAATTGTTCTTTTTTTAGACGCAAGAGCTTAGTGCTCTTTGGTCCCTACGGTTGTGGCAAGACTGTCTGGGCCAGAAGTCTGCATACGCACATATACTTTGGGTCACAGTGGAGTGGGAAGATTGCTTTTCACGGTGTGGAGAGTGCGGAATACGCTATATTTGATGACTGGAAGGGGGGGTTGGCAAAGTTGCCGGGGTATAAGGATTGGTTTGGTGCGCAGTGGCATGTGAGCATGCGGAAGTTGCACCA